TCCACATTACGTCACGCCAAAAGAAGCGGAAGAGAAAATCTGCCCATACTATGGCATGGACAACTGCGTCTCGCATGAGTGTATGGCGTGGCGGTGGGCAAAAATCTATGTCCAAAACGCGCTTGGTGAAACTATCACAACTTACAGTACAACGCATGGTCGGTGCGGAAAGGTTTTGATATGACGGACATTGTTGAACGCTTACGTGAATATAACGAGCCACCATTTGATTATATTGCACATGAAGCCGCCGCCGAAATTGAACTGTTACGAACGCAAAGCAGAATGTATTGGACTAGATATTGGGATACAGCAAAAGAATTTGATATCATGAGAAGAGGGTTATGGTGTATAGCTGATAGCGATGACGTTAGCGTACCTAATTATGTCAGGCAGTTTGCACATGTTTTGCTTGGAGAGACCAATGAGTGAAAGATACATTAAAACAATAGTATATGTTTCCGTAGGATTGTCTTGGGGAATAACTATAGTATTGATTATTAGTTTTGTGTTGGAAATCTTGATAGGAAAGGATCTAATATGATGAGTCAACTTATGTTAAAACTTATAATGAGTGTACTGTTTGCAGTTTGGGGATGCTTTTTGATTGGGTATGCTACCAGTTGGTATATTGGTCTTGGCATATTTTTTATAATGTGGGCGTCTTGTGGTCTAATTGAAATAGTTATGGAGACGAATAAATGAATCCGATGCTAGATGAGTTTATAACTTTGTGTTATTTAATGGCTGATGATTTTGGTATTATGCCTATGTCAAGGCAGGAAGAAGAGAGATATAGTGAACTTGAGAAAGAAATCAGTCTGATCCTTGACAATCATCTGGAACAGCAACGCAAGGAGAGTAGCAATGTTGGCGATTAAAAGCGTAAACAAAACCATGTCTAACGCGAAGAAGATTCCACTCAAGAACAAGTCTACGCACAAGTACGATAGGCATCCTGAAAATCACAGCCTAGTTCATATGGTAGATCCACCATCTGGATGGAAGTACGGTTTCCCTAAGCCTGTTCCCAATCCTGTGCCTGACAGTATGATTGACTGGATGGTGTCAGAAGGATATCCAAAAGATAAAACACATTCGGCAAGTTTCTACAGCAATCATTTCTATGTAGACATAAAGGAACTTGAAGGTGAGTGAATACAAAGTACCATCACATATAGAACATATTACTGTTCACGTTGGCTACGACGAATCTAATAAAGGTTATTATGTGAAGACATTCAATGGCCCACTGCTGAGATGGAATGAAGCCATAACTAAACTAATAATGAGTACAACAGATGACTTCAGGATTAGTCAACTATACAATGCATATGCCAATGCGATTATAGGTGATAGTTCTGAAGACATAGGTTACATAGATAACCTACAGTCACTTAATTCTTTCATATCACCAATAGGAAGAATACCAAATGAAGTATTGTTAATGCTTCAAGCTGACCACACACGAAGAAACTAAGGGGGTCAATCCCCCTTTAGTTTTTCTAGTCTCTGCACACTTTCAATCAAAGACTGCATCTTTTTATTCCATTCAATCCGTGCCTCGTTGAATTCTTCAACTGTCAAAAACTCGTCAGGCATTGGCAACACTGGCCCCATGATAGAGATAATCTTTTTCGGGTCGTCACTCTTCGACGATGTAAGACTAGCAAGTCTCAACATTAAATCAACTTTATCCATGATTGTCCTCATAACATCCAGTAGCAAGGTTATATCTCACCATGATCTGACCGGGTGTGCCAGTCATCTTGAAGCGTACCTTTCTCCATATCAACTCGACATTCTGTGGTGCGACTGTTGCATTACGATGCACGACAGTAAGCACGTCTGCCTTGTTGTAGAAGTGGGCTGACCCTGAGATGTCGTATCCGGTCGGTGCATTGATCTGTCCATCCTTGTCCCTCTGTAGCTTTGGTGGATGTGCAACTAACCATACGTGAACGTCATAGTTCTGTGCAAATATCCTGAGCTTCGACAGTACTTCAGACGTGTACTCTGTCTCACTCTGTGACGACTTCCTAGCTTGTTCGATATAGTTCCACGGATCTACTACGAGTGTTGTGATACCGTACCTGATCTTCGCCACACGTGCGTGTTCCAAGATGGCGTCTACCGTAGGTGCAGTGTCATCATCAAAGCGAATAAATACAAAGTGTTCATCGATCCACTTGATGGCGTCACTCAATTCATACTCGTTGATCCTTGCACCGTTGTATCCAACGAATGACTTCTTCGCACGTTTCTCTGCAAGAATTGACAGATGCTGTGCCATAGGATTTTCAAACGAACACACTGCATGTTTCGTGCCATACTGCTCTGATAGATTGACGCAGATCTGATCGATCCAGTTTGTCTTGCCGCTCGAAGGAATACCCGTGACAACTTCCAATTCACCCGGCACTACCGTGTAGTATTCGTCAACACTGGTATATCCCGTGGACATTCCACGTTCCTTGCCGTGATGGTAAAGATCGAATACATCCTTCGTGTACTGAGACGCAGACTGCAGTGCTCTGATTGGGAATGGCTTTGCCTCGTTTAAACACTCAATGAGAGCCATATGACCATGAGCAACGAGAACATCGTTGGCATCTTTAGTACCTTCAGGCCAGTCAACAAACCAACACTTGTCCCGCCCATAGATCTTGGCGATGGACTCACGAAGCTTAAGACCTTTCTCATCGCTGTCTACAGCTATGATGATCTTCGTTGCGTCCTGCAACTTACCGAATGAATTGCTGATGAACTCAGGATGTATCTTATCTGATACACCTGCACCATTTGGCACAGAGATAACGTTACTAAACCCAGCCTCGAAGACACTCAAGGCATCGATTTCACCCTCTACAATGTAGACAGGTTCGTCTGGTGTAATGCCGTCGATGTTGTAGTAGTGCTTACCACCACCCGGTGTCTGCCACCAAGTCTTGTCTGGTCTACGCACCTTGACGTGCTTCAACTCACCATCGCTATAGTATGGAAACGCATATCCCTTTTGGTCTTTGTCCCAACCAATCCTGAATGTGTAGAGCGTTGCCTCGCCAATACCACGACTCGCGAAGTACTCATTTACCTTTGAGTTACTCCGGTCGATATTGGCTGTTGTTGCCTGTACGACAGGCTGCTTATCCATAGGCTCTGCCAATGTAGGAACCTTTCTCTCAATAGCTTCTTTGACAGCCATCTGATCACAACCTGCGTAGCACTTCCAAAGCAACTTGCCATCACGCTCTGTGATATTTAGGCTTGGATTCCTATCGCCATTCTTGTGGTTCGGGCCGGGGCAGTTTGTAAGAAACCCACCCGCTGTCGCTTGTACTCTTCCGTTGTGAGAGAGAAGTCTTGCGACTTCCTTTGCCTTCAACTGCATAGTGATGCCTCTCTTACAATTTCCTGTAACGTAGGCCATTCCCAACCATAGTGTCTACTGATGACACGATCCCATGCACTTTCCAATGCTCTGGTTGTGTATGGTGACAATGCCCTGACGAACTGCGTCTTCACGGCTATGAGTTTATCTGTGTCGCCATTCATTCCATCAGGAGCACGATAGAACGAGATCATTGGCTTGATGATGATATCAACGACTTCCTGTTCAGTTGCCATTGAGGATATCTTCCATCGTTACAAGCTTCTTCTGATCTTCGTACTGATCATACCTGTCCTGATTGAGGAACGTTGTCGCCATAGCAACATACATACTCTTAACGCTGTGAGACTTTACATATTGTGCATAACCCTGAGCAGCCTTGATCAACGCATCAGCAGTCGCACCACGCTTGATGGCACGAAGAAATGCAGTATGGGCTGGTTTCTTAGGATTAGCGTGAGGGTTCCTTGATGGATACGCCTTCCAGAACTCTTCAAATCTATCCATGTGTCATACTCCGAATCTCAGTATGGCACTTTAAAACACGAATAGACTAATCAGTCAAACCAGATTTGATCATTTCCCATAATTAAATCTTGGGCCTGAGTTGAAGACCTGACAAGATGGTATGGAATATTTTCGTGAGCACACCACTTCTCAAACTCACGTTGCCCTTTGGTCTGATTTCCTGATGGGCTTTTAAACTCCAATGCCAAACTACCGCCTTCCCATATGAAGATGTAGTCCGGTGTTCCGGGGCATAATCCTTTTGCACGTTGTAGTGTCCCTTGCTTCCATGATCTGCGTCCTTCGTTTGGTACATGAAACCAAACAGCGCGTACATTACCTGAGCGTGTTGCCTTCCTTAGCCATTCGACAAAGGCAACACACTGTGTATCTTCTGGGCCTATCTTTGTATTCTTCTGTGGAAAGATGTCACGAAGAATCTCTAGGTTGAGAAATTTCATCGTTTAACAACGTAGTATATATACGCGCATTCACCAATCCTCTTTTGCAACAGATGAACTAAACCCTCTTCATAAAGCTGCCAAGCTTCCTTTGCAATTAGATCCACGTTTTCATCATGTTCACGATCATAGAAAATGAATCCCTCATAGTATTT